AACGGCCAGTGGCCGGGAGCGAGACCCACGCGAGTCACCAAGGCCACGCTCAACATCCTGACCAACCCGGCATCCCCGCTGAATCAGGATCTGGACCTGCTGAACGCGGACCAATACCAGAACATCAGTCTGCAGCAGACCGGGAGCACTTACCCCACTAAGCTGTTCTATAACCCGACCTATGCCTCGGGCGTCGACTTAGGGACTGTCAGCCTCTGGCCGGTACCCTGGGAAGCCGACACCGTGCAGCTTTCGTCGATGCAGCAGATCGGCGCGGGCTTCACGGCGGGCACGAACGTGTTCGACGCGCCGCCCGGATACCTGGACGCCGTGCGCTATCACCTCGCGATTCGACTGGCGATGGAATGGGGCATGGAGATGAAGCAAGGCGTGCTCATGCTGGCCACCGAAGCCCTGGCGAAAGTACAGAGACTCAACGCCCCCAGCCCGCAAATGGACTGCGACCTGGGCATGGTTTCAAACAGGCACGGCCTTTCGGGTTGGAACTACCTCACTGGCTCGTACAACGGAGACAGTTCCTAACGCCTCCGCGCGGCCCAGCGGCGGGTTGCCTTCTAGCGCCCGCACCCTTCGAGAAATGCCGGGCGGATTGATGGCGCGCCATCTCCGTGCGGCTCCCCAACGAGCAACCTATGAGCATAAAACTATCACTTGCCCTTTTGGCCGCGCTGCCGCTGTGCGCCCAGGTGTCCTTTGTGACCGGCCCGAACGGGCTGACCTCGATGACCTTCGGCGGGGTGAACTATGACTACGCCTACGGTGAGCAGTTTCTCACCCGGGTGACGACGGTCACTCCAACCGGTTCGGTCGCCGTCTCGCCAACCTGCACGACGGCATACACGGCTGCCAGCGTTACGGCGAACTGCAAGACGACGGGAACGGATACGGTCACAGTCGTGGCGACCTACAGCACGCCGCCGGGAGTCCCCGCCGTGAGTCTTGCGCCAGGCGCGACTTACGGCACGGTGCGGGCGGACATCCAGCTCACCAATAACAGCGCCAGCGACACGGTGTCTCAAGCGCTGCTGAGCGTCCTCGGCGTTGCGACGACTCAGTCCAACGCGGCGGCTTCGAGCCCGGCGACGATCAATGCGGTCAACCCGGTGTCGAACGGGAACTACGTGACGGGGCAGTGGGCGATCTGGGCGAATACGGTAAGCCCGTCGATCACGCTCGGGATCACTTGCGGCTGGTCTTACATCTGCAAGAACCAGCCACTGCTTACCAACATCGGGCCGGGACAGACCGTTACCGCTTCGTTCTCGATTCGCTTCACAACGGACGCCACTGCGCAAACAGTTGCCCTTGCGCCCGAGGCTTACGCAGCCTACGACGCGGCTTACCCGCCGCTGGTCAACTGGCCCGACCGGCGCCCGATCATGAACTGGTTCATCGCCGACACCGGGCACCAGAGCGCTACCAATCCCCGCGGTTATCTGTGGAATCCGGCGCTGGACGTGAGCGATATCCCCGCATTCACCGCAACCGCATTAGCCCAAGCTCAGAACATTCTCACCTTGATCCAAGCTCGTCCGGTGCAGCCCCAGGGCATCATCGTCTGGGATCTGGAAGGTGAAGAGTTCTTACAGGCTACAACCTATGTCGGAGACCCGCGAGTATTCGACGAGGGTTATGCGCCGGAGATGGAAGCCACTGCGGATCAACTGTTCGCTTTGTTTAAGAACGCCGGATATAAGGTGGGCGTGACTTTGCGGCCTCAGTTTCTGCTCTGGGGCACTGCCCTGCCGGCGACGTGCCACTACGATCCCAGCACCGACTATAAGGGCTATTTCATCAACGTGGCCGCTCCATTCCTGCAGAAGTTCTATGGCTGCTACGACCCGGCCGGCCTGGCGTGGTCCCTGGTCCCGAGGGGTAACGGCGGCCAAACTTTCTTTCAGCCGGCCTCCGACGCGCTAGAGATCAAGCTGCTGCTCGCCAAAGCGACCTACGCGAACACTCGCTGGGGCGCGACGCTCTTTTACGTGGACACGACGGTCTTGCCTGGAGGCGCGGTGTTGGACCCGAGCATATTTCGAGCGCTCCAGACAGCGTTGCCGAATTGCCTCTTTATCCCGGAAGAATCGAACCTCGGCACCATGGGCGTGGCCATGCCCTATTCAGAGCCGACCGTCGTCAGCGATCCGAAGTTTTCGCCGGTTACATGGCGCTACGCCTATCCCACCGGAGGCCTCGGGATTTACTTGAGCAACTGCGTTGGTTCGGCGAGTTGCTGGAGCGCCAATAGCGCGAGCTTTACGGCGGGACAGATGATCGGCGACATTCCCATCTACTCCGTGCCCACGCAGTCGAGTCCGGCGCAACTGACCACGATCGAATCGATGATCGGAGCCGCGCGCACCCAGGCGTCGACTATTACGGTCACCGACTCAAGCACAGGGAATGTCTACACTTACGCTGGCGCACCGGCCACGATCTATAACTACCCGGTAAAGATGCGGGTGTACTTTGCGAGCGAGGGACAGACGCTAAACAAAAGCAATCTCTACTGTGAGGCCGGGGGCTGGACTGGGACTAACTCATGTACGCTCAATCTTTCTGGCGTCACGCTTGCTCAAATCCAATACTACGACTTCATGGATCAATTGGTCTCGACGGCGCCGATGCAGCCCCTTCAGTAGAGGACGGCTTCAACTGGCCTTCTTCCCTTCGAGAAACGATTCGGCGAGCGCCTTGGCTACTTCGGGACGCCTTATCGTGCCGCGGTGCAGGACTGCCGGCTGGGCGTTAAACATACGCGCGATCTCGTCCTCCACGTCTTTCTTGTCCAAGGCAGTCGGTTCGCGCTCCCACTCGTAGCACACGGTTATGTTGCACTGGCCGCGGCCCGTGCGCTTCATCGCCGGCGTTACCAGGCACTCATTCCCCCCTAGCAGCAGGAAGCGGAGCGGCGTCCCCACTTCGTCGGCATTCTCCGGGAGGGCCTTGGGCTTCGGCCCGGCGGCCATCATCACGATCGGCATTCAGCAGCCTCCGAACTTTCGTTTCTTCAAGGCTGACCGGTACGCGCTATAGCGATACCGCAACGGCAGCTTGCCGTCGACCAGAATCACCGGCTCAGGCGGGACGAACGATGACTCTTCTCCCTGTGCGCCGTTATTCGGGCCCAGCCGACACGCGGGGAAAGGGACAGAGGCAAGCGGCTCTCCGGTCCCTCGTAAGGCTCCGCCGGCGGTAGATCGCCTCACAGGGCTAAGACAAAACTCCGATCGATCTTCCCCTTCGGCCGGAAGGTCCACCGCATCGCAGGCGGCATCGAGCGCGGCGAACGTGTCTCGCAAAGAACTCACTCCCTCAAGTCTCCCATGCCCCTTAAACCCATGCCCGGTTGGCTCGACTCCAGTTATGAGCTTGCAGCCACCCAAGCGTCGCTGCAGCGCATTCTCAATCTCCTGCCGGAAATCAACGAGGTAGGAACCGAGAAGAGCGTCGGCTACCTTCGCGGGACGCCCGGCCTGTCCGCGCCGCTCATCACTCTGCCCACGGCCCCGCTCCGCGCCCTCTGCGAAGTAGGCTCGCCGCTCAGCAACGACAGCCGGTGCTTTGCGGTATCGGGCGCCTTCCTGTACGAAGTCTTCGGCGGCACGGTCACCACCAACGGCACGGCGGTCACCTGGGCCAGCGGCTCTCCCTTCGTCTCGAATCTGGCGGGCCAGCCCATCGTCATCAACGGCGTCACATACACGATCTCAGGGACGCCCAGCAGCTCCAACACGCTGACGCTGGCCAGCTCCGCCGGCGTGCAGGCGACGCCCGTGGTTTACGGTTCGTATTATCAACGCGGCTTTACCGGCGTTTGCACCGTCAGCACCACGGCGGGCGTCACCACGGTCACCGCCGGGCTCGGGGACGCGTTCGTGGCCGCTATGGCGAGCCAGCCGATCGTCATCAACGGGTCGAACTATGACGTGGCCGCGGCGCCGACGCCCACCGCAACCACGCTGACGCTCGTCCAGGTGGCTTCCACCGGGGGCGTCTGGACCACCGGGAACAGCGTCGGCAATGACGGCTACCCGGCGCAGCTCTTTCCCAACGGCAACCAGT